GCGCAGTCAGTTCGACATAGGGCAGACCATTCCGATGCGGCTTGCCGTGCCAGCCGTCATTCCAGATGCACTTCAACCCGCTGCGGGTACGCTCCGTCCATTCGCCGGGAATCTCCGGGATCAGAATCTTGGTGTCCTTGCTCATGAAAATCTCCGCACAGAATCAAGCCTCCGAAAGTTCGGTGGCGAATAGGTTGGTGGTGGGCTATACGTGGTGACCGGGAAATGCCGGTAACAATAGGAGGAATTTATGTCGAACACCGTAAGCAACCCCGCTGTCATTGAGCAGGCTGCAGTTGCCTTGCTGGCTGAGATTCAAAAGTCAGGGGTTGATGTGGCTTCATTCGGTAAAGCCGCGAAGGACGGGATCATCGCTGGCGCAAAGTACAAGTGGGTATCGGCAGATTTGGTAAGCCAATCCCAGGATTCCGTCGACAGTCTGCTGACAACTCTCAAGCAGTCGTCGTAGGAGAAATAACCTCATCACCTGGATTCTGCTGAATCATCAACAGGCTCTTATGTGTGAAAGCTCGCGCCACATCCCGAGAGGGTCGATATTCGTGGCGCGGAACTTCAAGCAGCGGGAGCGCCCGATCAGGCCCTAATCCGTGAAGATGGTGAATCATCAACGTCAGCGCTTCACCTTGTTCTTCAATCTCCGCCCAGGCCATGAGTTCGGCAAGCGCCTGCTTCGTGCCAGGCCGGACACGCAACCGCAATTCCTCCTCGCCGAGCGCCTTCCTCTTGAGCGCGGCCTTCTCGTCGCGCTGCTGCTGGGTCATCGCCATGATTCTTCATCCTCACAGAGATTTTTCGCCCACTCCAGCTGAGACCGGCAGCGGATCACGTTGTTGATTGCTGGTCGGCAGCCGATCCGCACCTGGTCTCGGACACGATGCGCAGTCGCCTTGATTGCTGCATCCGTTCCGTGGATTCGGTACGCCAGGAGCATGGCCAGCAGAGCGTCTTCCATGGTCATCTGGTAGCTGGTAACGAGAGTCAGCATAAGCAAGCCCGCTGGGTGGTAGGTGGTGTTGTGGATTGCGCTTTCGCTGCTGAGGGGCCTTGAAGACGCGCTTCACCTTTTAGCCGCCGGATACTCAATCTTGTAATCACGAACGAGCCTGCGGAAATACCTGGAGCTAATGCCCATGTGCTGGGTGGCCTTGCGCTGGCTTACCCCGATATCGCGAAGGGCTTTGGTGCGCTCGACATTCCGTGCATCTTTCACGGGGTCGCTCTGGTTGTGCACCAGGTTCGCGGCACCGCCATTGGCAGCCCGCTGGAATTCGAAGCCGTAAGCCCGCGCCATGGTGTAGAGCTGCTTGCGGCTGATTCCAGTGAGTTCGGCGACTTCGCCCTGCGAGAGCGTCTTGGCCAGATCGCGAACACGATCCAAGTCAGCCGGTGGCGTCTTCAGCTTCACCGGGTTGGCCTGAGCCTCCTCGATGTCCGGAACAATGCGCAGGTGCTGCATCGATTCCTTCTTGCTGCGGCGCGGCGGGAGCGGCTTGCGATCTGGCGATTCGACTGGGGTGGGAGCAGTACGGTACCCGTATGGCCGTGGAGCCGGAATAGGCCCTGCGACCTCTGATACCTGGCCACCGCGACGAAGATACTCATCCATCGCCGCCGCCAGTTCAGCCGACTTTGGCTGGTTGTGCCGGACCATGCTTAATTCGAGGCTGATCATGCCGCCACCCCAAGAACCCGGTTCATGCGCTCGTCCATGATTTCGTAGAAGTCCTTCATCCGCTGCGAAAGCTTCCGGATGTAGGCTTCGTCCCGGTACATGCGCTTGATGAAAAGAGGCATGCCCGGCCAGAAACTCACGAAGTCGATCCACTCGCGCTCCGACAACCACAGGCCGCCCTGGCATTGCGCGACGTGATCCTTCGGGACCTCGTTTTGCAGGATGACCCCGACCTGAAACTTCGGCAGCTTGGTCTTCACTTCGGCCAAGCCATCGGCGCCGACCAGCGAATCTGGCGAATAGCCGGCGCCGTGGTTGAGGATGATCCCGCAATCGCTGGTTTCCACTTCGCACTGTTCGCGGTAAAGGTTCCGGGCAACGGCCTCAAGCTCATGACCGCGTTCCGTGTGGCGATTGCCGGAGAATGGATCAGCCGCTTCACCGGTGATTCGCTCACCGATCAGCGTATCCATGTAGGTGAAGGCCCCGACCCCGAATCCACCTTCGCCCTTACCGTTGACCAGCAAGCATTCGAACTCGGAAGCGGTGGCGATACCCAGTCGCAGGTTCAGCCACTCTTGAGTGCCTTGCTCTACGTTCGTGATGATTTGCATGGCTTACTCCTTCGGGCGGTTGGCTGATTTGTTGAGTCGGGCCAGAACTTCGTCCACTTCGGACTTGTAGACGTTCTCAGGGGCGCCGTATTTGGCCTTGAAACTGTCCTGCATCAGCTGGCTGCATTTGCCAAGCAGAGCAGTAATTTGTGCAGCCTGGCCGGTGGTGACTACGGGTTCAGGTGCAGGCTCTGGACCTGCGCCGTTGCCATCGTCGTCCTCGTTGGTCAGGACGACGTTGAAGATCATCATCGTCAGGTAGCGGCGGGCGTAACTGAATGTCGAGCCGGCAGCATGGACGCCGGTCTTGTTCACGCTGCCCTTGATGCCCGCCGAGTCAATCGGCAGATCAACGTGGTACTGCTTTGTGTGGCCAGCCTCATGCATGCAATCGCACAGGGTCCGGATATGGCCAACCAGCGCGCTGTCGCCAGTTCCGAATGACAGCGAGAAGCCGTGCGCGGTGTAGACCGGGGAAATCTTGCGATCGATCGACTCAAGCGCGGCGTAGGAACTGCTCGTCTGAGCGTTGTACTTGTCGCGGAACACCGGGCCGATTTCAGCCTGGGCGCGAACCATGGCAGCGTTGAAGGCAGCTGCGGCAGTGCGGTCGGTGTGCCGCTCGTACATCTCCATCATCTTCTGCATCTTGTCCGCATCGAAGGCGGGGTCAGTCGCCGCACGCTGGATCATCGTCAGCATTGCGGTGGATTCGTTGGTCGCCGCCGGGCTGGCGACTTGCCGGGCTTCCGATTGCTCGGCGAGGGCTACGTTGCTCATGTCGACCTCAGTATTGAATGGAGATGGCGGGAATTAGGCGACTGGCGATCAGCGTGATCGCCTGCTTTGCACACTCGTCGGTCATGCCGCCTTTCACGAACGCTTCCAGCGCGGCAGCATTGATCGTGCGTCGATGCTCTTTGTCAGCTTCACGGGCGTTCTGCTGGCGAATGATTTCGTCGGCTGCAGCATTGGCACGAGCAATCTCAGCCAGGCGTGCACGCTCAACTGCGTCTGCCTGACGCTGCGCCGCTGCAACGCGTTCTTGCTCGGCGCGCTGCTCGGAGGCGATTCGGTTGGCCTCGGCCTGTGCGGCTGCACGTTCTGCCTGCTCGGCCTGCAGCTTCAGTTCCAGTTCGCGGCGTTCTGCGGCGGCCTTGGCGTCTGCTTCCCGGCGGATAGCTGCTTCGCGCTCAGCTTGGGCGGCAGCTTCTGCTTCACGGCGCACGCGCTCTTCGGCTTCGCGGGCGATCTGCGCCTCGCGTTCCTGTTGTGCGCGCGCTTCGGCTTCGGCGCGATGGCGGGCCAGTTCCGCCTGCTCAGCTTCAATCTGCTCCTGCTTGGCCAGTGCAGTTCGCAGCGTGGCGAGGGACGCTGCCTTCGCGCGGTGCGCTTCCTCTTCGAACTCCTCCCATTCCTCACCGATGGCGGTGCTGCCCAGGTCTTGGATCTTCGCGCCGATGAGGGAGGCGCTCATGCCGTCAGTGTTGACGTCCTTGATCTGGGCGATACCGTCATTGTGTCGGTCAACGCGTGCGTCTTCGGCGGCTTGCCATTCAGTCAGCGGCTGCCGTACCTGGTCACGCAGTGCGTCCATCTCGGTGACGAACTCGCGCAGCTCGGCCTCGACAACCTTCGGCATTTCCTTCAGGCGGCGCAGGTAGTCGCGGCCCGGCTTCTCGACCGCCGTCTTCGACTTGCTGACCTTTGCAGCCAGGCTGGCGATGCGCTCACGACCCTTGCGAGTGGTGAGGTCTGGCACTTCGCCGGAGACTTCCGCTTTGGCGTGCTCGAGGAAAGGTTTCAGGCCGCCCAGCACGTAGATGGCTGGAGCGTTTGATTCGTTGATGTCGTCAATGCTGACGAGCTGCTGAGTTGCAGACATGCGGAGTCTCCCGCGCCATCCGTGTGCCGGGGCGCTGCGATTGAATAGGGTGGGGGTTGAATCAGTGCGGTGCGTAAGCGCTGGCGATCATCCAGGCAGAGCAGAAGAGCAGGGTGAAGAAGCTGCCGCGCCAGAAGGCCCAGCGTTTGGCGTCTTGGTAGCGGGTCATGGCCACGGCCTCAGTGACTGGCGAACAAGATCATGAAGTGCCTTTCCGCTGCGGCTGATTTTCTGTCCACGCAACTGCCATTTTTTGGTGGTCGGCCAGCAGTCCACTTTGCGGCCATCGCCTAGGGTCAGCACGACGTGCAACCCGCTGTTTAGCTTCCGGTGCTGGACCCGCGTGTTAGAAAGCCACTTATCAAATTGCTCTAACGCTTCTGCCTTCCGCACAGCCTTGTTGTGCTTGGTCGACCCATGACCGCCACATGCCTGGCAGCAGCGGGGATAGCCAACATCGTCACCGATGAATCCGCAGCAGATCATGCAGTGAGATCCGTCTTCGATGTTGTCTTCGTAAAAGCTCACGGCCTGGGCCTTACGCTGATGCGACCCGCCTTGATCGCCGCCACCAGCTTCGGCGGCAAATGAGCTACCGGCACTTCGCGCGGAAGTCCTGCGCCGATCACAGCCAGGCTGCGTTCGATATCGGCCAACTGTTCGTCGATCAGGGATGGAACGATTGGTGTGCTCACTGGGCGACCTCCTTGATCTGCTTATCTACCCATTTACGCATGCGGGTCCAGCGCTCTTCCGGAGTCTCGCGCCGCCATCCCTGTTGAGGGTCGTAGACCCCCGGGTGATCATCGTTTTCCCAAACGATCTCGCGAGCCATGGCCGAGGCTATACCGAATCTGTCAGCTACAGCCTCTGCGTCGTCAGGGTCGATGACAGTCATGTCCAGACCGCGAGACTGACCAACCACCCCGAGCGTGCAGAAGTCGCCGTCGGCCTGAAGCTGCTCGGTAACCAGACGCTTAACTGGCATGGCATCGAGCGCGGTTGCCAGCTCTTTTAAGAACGCCTGCCCGCGTTTGCCGCGCAGCGCTGAGTTCACAGCACCGCGCCAACAAATCAGAGACCAGTTGTCATCGTTGTCGTCGCTGTATCCGCTTCTGCTCATGCCGCAAGCCTCCCGCGACGCTGGAGAATTTTCACCAGGCGCTCACAGTAGTGGTGGAACTCAGGGATGGTGATGACGCCATTGGTGAGGTGGTCGGTGATCTGCTTCTGCACCAACACCTCGTTGAGGGCAGGGCAGTCCCAGTCCTCAAGCCCTTCAAGCGCTACGTCGATGAGGATGTGCGGACTCATAGGTCAGCGTCCTCTGCTTCAGCCTCAAGGCCCGCTTCGGCGTGCGGCTCGACCAGAGCCACGGCGATATCGAACAGCTTGCCCATCGGCGATTGGCCCTCGCCGAGCAGGCCCAAGGCGAACGTCTTGGCCGGTGCGCCGCCAAGAGCCGCGATGACCAGCTGAGCGAAGAAGTCATCAGGGTCTTCATCGTCGATCTGCCGCTGATTCAGATGAGTCTGAACCTCGGACAGGAACGTGGAGTACTCGACGACGATGGGGGAACAGAGACGACGGCGAATCACCAGGTCACAGCCGCGCATCAGGTTCTCGGCGGTGTCTTCGACCCAGCGGTGAGCCGCTTCTTCACGCCCGGAGTCGTCATCCGGCTGCATGTTGTCCCAGCGCGCTTGCGCTCTTGCGAATGAGTTCATGGTCGCCTCCGTAGGCGCTGTGCAACCGCATTGATCAGATGCCCGCGCAGGTGACCAAGCCCGTGCCGTGAAGCACGCGGGCACCTGTCGATGCGGTCGTTGTGGGGTAGGGGTGATGCAGGGGGCCGCGTTGCGCGGTGCAGAAGTCTTCCGCATCCCACTGCGCACTCTCTAAATGCGCAGGAGTGATGGTTCAGCGTGTTGCCTGTTCAAAAACATCAACCAATGCGTCAAGCAAGTCGCAATGATCTACGCCATCCATGTTCAAGCCGTGCTGCCTGAAAGCCTGTAAGGCTGCGTCCATGGCGGCGCTGATTGCCTCGCGGTCTTGGTCTTCCAATTCCGAATATTCCGTTGCCATCGTCTTGTCTCCTGTGGATTCCCAAAGCACCCGGTCGCCCAGGTGCTTCAGTGAATCGTTCGGTCTTGTCACTCACTGCGCCCGTCAGGGTCATTCGCACAGTTCGGTCATCACCTCGCCAGACTGAGCCCCTCAATGGCTTTCATCTGGCGCCGGTCGCCTCACAAGCGCAGCGGTTTGTTTCCTTCGGTTTACTGACCTCCCACCGATGGTGCCGGAAGTGACCTAACCGGTTTGGCCGGGTAGTCGTTCATGGCGCTGGTTGTTAAAGAGCTGGCAGGACTCTTCAGTCCCTGTCGCACCGGTGGTTTGTCGCTGCGATGGATCAAATATGCACCAGTGCAATTAGAGTGTCAATGCA